CACGACACGCCGCAAGCCTATCAATAAGGCCGTTGGCGTAGTCGTTTGATTTGCGGATTGTTTCGGTATCTATCGCAACCCCCATGACGCCGACGCCTTACCCCTAAACTGTTCCAAGTCAGCATCAGGCGCGTATTCCTTCAACGCCTTGGCGTAGCTGATCGAGCCTTGCCGCTTTGTCTCGGTCAGCTTGCGCCCTGCAAATTCGGCGTTTTTGCCGTCTGCAATCCGCACCATTTCCGCAAGCAATTCCTTGCGCCGTGCCGTGGCGTTCTCAATAGCCTCCTGCAATTCGTCATATTCGGACACAATCCGTTGCGATTCTGGCGTGTCAATCGTGACCCGCTTTGGTGCAAGGTAATCGTCAGGGTCTTTCAGCGCGTCCAGATATTCCGCGTAAAACTGGCGAAGGCGTGGCAAGTTTTCGTCCTGCCATTGTTGATCTACGTCAACAGGCTGCAGCATGGTGTCATTCGGACACCACTGAAAGAAGTCCCACAACTCAAACCCGCTGCACCACATGCTGAATTGCACTTGGTCATAGTAGTGCGCCAATTCTTCGCTGAAAATCGACTTAAACCCCTTTTCAGGCGTAGTGCCTTTACGCAGGCTAAAGGGGCATTTAATCTCAAGGCCGCGCTTCAATCCTTTGACAATCCCGTCAGGACTAAACCCTGCCCAATCCTCTTTGGCAACGAAGCCCACGGCATCAACATCGCTGCTCGTTTCCATGCGGTATTCCATCAGCGCACCGTCTTCATGGAACTTGCCATATTCGGTCGCCACGTTGCCTGTAAACTCGCTTTCAGCGCCAAGCGTTGCCCGCACCATAGACCGCAAGGCATCCGCCCGCGTCATGTAAGGCGCATGACCCAAGATCGCCCCGACAATGCTTGCCGTGATGCGTCCCTTGCGGGCTTCGAACCATTCTGGACTGCGTTGTTCTAATTGTTCTGTCATGGTATTCTCCAAAAGTTGCCCGCGCTGCGCCTTGAATACTCAAGTCAATCGGCTCCACACCTTCGCAGCGCGGGCAGTTTCGCCTTTCGGCATTAACCCCTAAAACGGAATTTCATCGAAGTCGTTGCCACCAGCGGGCGCGCCGCCGCCACCGCCGTTAGATGTCGGCTTTTGTTTTGGTGCATCACCAACGGACAATTCTTTGTCTTTGCCTGATACAGCGCAGACCCAATTGCCGGACATAGGTTCGCCCGTCTGATTGTTCACCATATCCCACACCATTAGAGTGATAACCATAGGCTTGTTGCAAAGATGCATGGCAAGCTGGTCGTCACTTGGAACACCATCAATCTGCATTAGCTTGCCGCCTGCGTTGGCATCAATGGCCGCCAGCATCCGCCGCGCCTTGTCGCGCTTGTCTTTGGCCTTCTGTTCGCCCTTTTTAGAAAGAACATCAGGGTCAAAATCACCGACCCACAACTTGTGAAACACAGTCCGGTTCTTGTAAGCATCTGGGGCAACAACAACCCATTTCAGCTCAATAAAGCGCGCGCCGTCTTTGGTTTCCCATTTGGCTTGATCCATCATAGCCATCAATGACGATCCCGCAGGGATTGGTTCAAAGTTTCCGCCCCCTATATCAAAATCGTTACCCGTGTCTTTGGCGTTGCCGCCGTCTGATAAACTCCAGAATGACATTATACACTTTCCTTTTCTTTTGGTGCATTGATACCGGGCAGAATGCCCGCGAATGGATTTTCGCCCTGTTTAACGCTGATTGCGTCGGTCAGGCCAAAACGGTTCTTGCTGATTGATGCCGCAGTTGCATGGCAAACAATCTCGCGCTCGCCAGTGCTGATTGCTTTCTTGCGGTCGCCTTCATCGCCCTTGAGATATGTCATCAAGCGAATGAAGCCAACAAGATCAACGTCATCAACATAGTGCGACCGCGCCTTTTCATGCAGCGGCAACGAATAGCGCATATAGTCATCAGTGTCGGGCAGGCGCATCGTTTCAACATTTGCGTGGGCAATAAACACCACGTTCATGTTCTTGGCGGTGTTTAGCCGCCCCGCAAAGTTACGCACGCGGCCATGCATCGCGTTGACTGCGCTTTGCCCTGCCCCATATCCGCCAAGGGCTTGGTTGATGCTCTTGGCCTTGCCGTCTCGCTTTAGAACGTCAGTGACAAACATCGCGTCCAGCTTCGTGATGCTGTCAATGATGACCGTTTCATAGTCGTGTTCTTCGGTCCCAAGCGCAATAAGCTGGTTGAATACATCGTCAGCCACACCCGCAACGGGGAAGGCATCGGGGCGCTTGTCTTTCGGGATTGCCTGCAAACCATCTTCGGCACGAATGAAAATTGGTTTTGGAAATGACGCGGCAAGCGACGTTTTGCCCATGCCAGCATCACCGCAAATCGTGATAATGGCAGGGCGGTCTTGCGGCTTTTCAACCGCACTCAACAGATTAGACATCTGTTTACCTCTCTATGTGTTGGCACATTGTGCCTTGCGTGGCGGGGACACGCTTCAAACCCCACAAATGAACTATTGCAATATATGGCTGGGCAGTGCAAGTTAAAAATGACAGTGAATTAAAATAAAGGGAAACCCCATGTTATCTATGGACGAAATACGGGAGGCGCTAAACATGCACGTCCTGACCAGCGTCGCCGCGCAAACAGGTGTAAACCGCAACACGCTTTCGCTGATTAAGAACGGCCATGACGTTAACCTGACGATGAAAACCATGCACGCGCTTTCTGACTATCTGGCCCCGCGTCATGAATAAGCTAAAGGTGCTGGACCTATTCAGCGGCATTGGCGGGTTTAGCCTTGGCCTTGATCGTGCTGGCGGATTTGAGACCGTTGCATTTTGTGAAATTGAACCATTCCCACGCCGCATATTGGCGAAACACTGGCCGGAGGTGCCATGCTATGAAGACGTTACCAAACTCACAGGAGACATTCTGGCAAGAGACGGAATTGCCGTTGATGTCATCACGGGCGGCTTCCCATGCCAAGACATTAGCGTGGCTGGACGACAAGCCGGAATTAGCGAAGGAACGCGCAGCGGATTGTGGTCCGAGATCGTCAGACTTATTGGCGAGTTATCACCCAGCTACGTCATCGTGGAGAACGTCGCAAACCTGCTTAGTGGCCCTAGCGAACAACGAGGGGGATGGTTTGGCCGAATACTCGCAGACCTGGCCGAGTGCGGGTATGATGCGGAGTGGGAAAACATACCAGCAGCAGCCGTGGGCGCTCCCCATCGCCGCGAGCGTGTCTGGATTGTTGCCTACCCCAACAAAGAGCGACGCGAAGGGATCGCCACGCAATCGGTTTTTCAAATCGCCAGCAAGTCACGGCAATCTGTGCGAAAATTTAAGGGACGGTTCAGAAGACCCCATTTACCCGCATCCAGATTTTGTTGGGCAGATGATGGGGTTCCCATGCGAGTGGCTAGAACTGAAGCCCTTGGAAACGCAGTCGTGCCACAAATCCCAGAACTGATAGGGCGGGCAATTATGGAAGCGGAGGGTATGGAATGAATAACCAAGAGAACGCGGCGCGCATAGCGTTGCAGGCGCTTATCAATGCGCAGTCGATCGACGGTCGTGGGGCGATGATTGCAGCGGCGTCATATATAGAGGAATACGGCGCTGGCTATCCTGACGTGCCATTGTTCACGGAACAGGTGCGCAAGGATGCTGCATTGTGGGCAGACTGTGCCGCCCCACATGAACTAGAGGCCTACGCGGTCGCGGCAATCATGGCGCTTACAGAAAGCCCGCTGCTTGATGCGCAGTTGAAAAAAATGGGCGCGCTTGCATTTAACCGCATGAAGCCCGAAACAAAACAAAAATTCAAAGATTGGATCGAACAGCAATGACCGATAATATATGGAACCTAAAAGACTATGCCGTTGGCAAGTCTTACGACGAACTAGCCGATGACCGCGAGCAGATCCGCAAGGTTGAACTTGCCAAGATCAAAGACAATGACTTTGCAGACTTTGACGCTGGCGCGGCAATGGCAATTCCCCGCCATGACGACTTTGAAGCGGCGCGTGTTGAAGAAGATGCGTTTGGCCTGCCCGTTGATGTGTCGGACATTGACCTAGCATCACCGCCGGGCTTTGTTGGCAAGGTCACAGACTGGATTGACGGCCAGTGCCGCTATCCGCGCAGGCGGCTTTGCGTGGCGTCCGCTATTACGGCAATCGGAAACATTGGCGGCATGTCGCATTATGATGTGCATGACGGCGTGACGGCCAATATGCTGTCTTTCTGCGTTGCTGCATCATCGACTGGTAAGGAGGCCGTCATGCAGGCGTTTACTGATTTGCATGTTGCCGCCGGGGTGCAATCCGCAATGGTGGGCGGGATTAAGTCGGAGCAGGAACTTGTCCGCAACCTGATCGAGAACCAAGCAGCATATTACAACATTGACGAAATCGGCATCTTTTTGACCAAGGTCAAGAACGCGCAAACGCGGGGCGGGGCGTCGTATCTTGAAGGCGTTTTTGGCATCATCATGTCGGCATATTCAAAAGCCAATAGCCGCTTTCTGCTATCGGGTGATGTGAAGCGGGAACTGCGCAAGATATACGCGGGCGCATTGGGTAAGGCAGAGGATAACGATGATCCAGAACGGGCAGAACAGGCGGGCCGCATGCTGTCAATGATCGACAACGGGCTAGAGCGGCCTTTCCTGTCATTGATGGGCTTTACAACGCCAAGCACGTTCGAGGGGCTTATGGACGGGGACAGCGCATCACAGGGCTTTGTTGGTCGTTCCATTATCGTAGCGGAGCGCGAGATCAACCCGCGCCCGCGCAAGGGGTTTGAAAAGGTTGATATGCCAATAATGATGGCTGGCAAGCTGGGCCTGATCTATGGCGGTTCAGATGGCCGGATTGAATATAGCGGGCCGCGGCGTGACGTATTCACGGACAAGGAAGCGTCCGCAATGCTTGGCGACATCAGCGACTGGCTGATTGATTACGCGGATCACATGGGTGAAAAAACGGGGCAGGCGTCGGTTGCTTTGATCCGCCGGGCGTATGAATTGATCGCCAAGGTCAGCTTTGTTTTGGCTATCCCGGACGGCACTAGAACGGCGGAGCATGTGCGCTGGGCGTTTGCCTATGTGAAGGATGAAATGGACTTCAAGGTTCAGATGGTCTTTGCAAATGACAATGCAAAGCAGCGGCCGGAGGATGCAATCGCGGCGCGACTGCTCAATCATATTGACGTTGAAACGGGCAAGACATCCGCGATGCTGGCAAACTTTTTGCACCTGTCAGAAGGCGAGGTTGATGCAATTCTGGGCAGTTTGCGGGATCGTGGCGAGGTTGTTTCAAAGTCGGGGCGCAAGTATCGCGGCAAGCAATCGACAAAATGGTTCCGACTAAAATAGTCAGGTATAAAAGCGTAAAAGGTCAGAAGCCCTGCCATAACTGGCGGGGTTTTCCTGTTTTTTGTGCATGTGATTAAAAAATAGGCACAAATGCAGTGTTGCATCATAGCCACAATTCCTATCTTAGCAGGCACTTGCTAAGATATAAGCCCATGATATTAAACGATAAAACGGCAAAGGTAGCAAATCCTATCTTAGCACACTAGAAACACATAAAAAGTCACTAAAGAGAGGTAATAGATAGCCATTCCTCATAGGTTGGTTTTCAAATATAAAAATAGTTATCTCTAATAATCTGCTAACATAGATCAATAGGTCTATTATCTAGTGTTTTCAATAGGTTATATCTTAGCAAATTTGCTAACATGTAGCTAAGATAGAAACATTACCATTTTTTCGTTTGCTTTCAATCGCTTAGTGTTTTTTTGTGGTTTTTGTGCGTTTTTCCGCTATTATTTCTTGAATATTATAATTTATGTATGTATATATATAAAATAACTTAAAGGAGAAAAAAGAAATGACAATGAATGTAATTAAGGGCGCTGGCGTTGATGTGTTTGACAAGATGGGGTTCAAGCCTAGAGAGAAGTGGCCATTTGTAAAAATGGATGTCGGGGATATGGTGAAAATAGACGGGGACGATTCAATGTTAAGACGCGCGCAATCTGTGGCAATCATGGCGGGTAAAAATAAAAAATGGAAAATCGAAACCAGAAAAAAAGACGGATCATTGTATGTCTTGAGGATTTCTTAAAATAACCCCTTGCGCCCTGCATCAACGTACTGTAGCAACGTGACATAGACGGAACGCAACACAAGGAACCAGACAATGACCATTAAGCGCGGCGATAAAATCAAACTAAACCGTCAACTGGCTGAAGTTGAAATTGTATCCCACGTTTGCGGTAATATCGTTGAGACATACAGCCACAACACATACCACATCACAAAGATTGTCTTGGCGTAAAGCGCCCCCAACAGCCACAAAGGAAACCGACATGACACAGAAACCAGACGGCGGGCCAGCTTATCCGCACATACCAACATGCGGCAGTGTTGAAGGCATGTCACTGCGTGACTACTTCGCGGGGCAGGCTTTGGCGGGGTACTTGGCAAAATGGGAAACAGGAGCAGACGGTGCGGCTGTCGCGGCTTACAGGGTGGCCGACGCAATGATTGCATTCCGGGAGCAGGGTAAATGATCCGCGACATCATCATCGACGCAATCACAGTCATCATCTGCGGCGTGGTCGTCTACTACGGCTCAATCATAGCTTGGGGGATTATGGGGTGACATCACTACCTAGCACACCTCGCCAGCAACGACGCCGGGCAGCACTCGCATCAGGCTTGACGCATATCCGCGTATGGGCCACACCAGACAACAAAGCCGCAATCATCGACGCCAAGGAACTAGGCGAACGGATTATTGATGAGGCTTTGTCGAGCAAGGAATAAAAAACCCCGCGCGAAACCTAAGTCTCAAGCGCGGGGTAGGCGACGGGGAAAGGAACCACTCAAAACCCGCCGCATGAACAATTTACAACGAAGGAACGACACAATGCAAGACCTAACGAAAGACCAATTCTACGCGGGCAACGTCACGCGATGGCACGCGCACCAATCCCGCAAAATGCGCGAGTGCGGTGATAATATTTTGGACCATCAGCAGCGGTGTTTTGAATTGGTGATGGATTTTGTGCTTTTTCCATCTAACCACCTAATGTGGGCTGTTTCGTATCACGATCAAGCCGAGGTTATTCTGGGCGATATGCCGTTCACAGCCAAACGCGACTGGCCCGCACTTGCCGCCGCATACGAACGCGCAGATGCAGAGATCAACGACAAATACGGGGTGCCACAGCCTGCCAACGATTACGATCGCGATGTCATCAAATTCGTCGATCGGCTCGATGCCTATATGATGGTCGCCAAGCATGACCCAGCACTGTTGACCCTAGATGATTGGCAGGACGCGAAAAAAGACTTGCAAACCCGGTGCGCATCGCTAGACTTTGATGAGGAACTGTTGAAACTGAAAATGAAGGAACCAAGGACATGAAACTCGAAGTTGGTAAAACCTACAAGCTGAACGATGGCCAAGTGCATGAGTGTACGCGCATGGATGGCGACAATCAGTTGTGGGTTTCTGCGACTGGTAATGGGCCGTTTGTTATTGGCGGTTGCCACTATCACATAAACGGCGTTTTCGGTAATGGCGGAGCTGAAGGTTACAACGTCGCCTCATGCGTTGATGACATATTGCAAATGACACTGCCAAACGGTGACACGCTATCCGAAGGTGACTATGGCACAACGCGGGCTGGTGATAAGGTTGGGCCTATTGTGTTTAACACGTTTGGGAATGCTGGATGGGGTGATTCTGACAACAAGGTTCGTAGATCAAGCGGCATGGCTTATTCAAGCGGGATGCCCGCAGATATCGACATCATCGCCAAGTGGGTAGACACCGACACCCCGACCCTATGGAGCGACATGACGCCAGAGGAAAAAGGCGCGTTGCTGTTGGCGCATCATGATGGGAAGGTGATTGAGATTGCAAACTGGTATGGGCCGAGGGGTTGGTCTTGGCTGACGCTTAGTGGCGTTGCGTTCCACGTTTACAACCGATACCGCATCAAGCCAGAGCCAAAGGTTGAGACTGTGACGCTGTATTGGAATGTATCATGGGACATTGCATCAGCATACAATGAAGGCGCAACCCACCGCATCACATTCAACAGAATCGACGGCAAGCCAGACCCCGCAAGCATTAAGATGGAGGTGCTGTGATGACACCCCGCATGATGACACAAGCCTACCGCATCTACGCATATTGTGCGCCGAACGAATGGAACGTCACAATCCAAGACATTGCCGATGCAACCGGGTATGCAAACAACCTGATTGGCCGCATTCTACGCGCTAAAGGATGGCAGACGCGGATTAGGACTAGCGTGCTGGACTATCAGGCGTTCGCTTATGAGTAACACCTAACACATAGGGCCAGCGGGCGGTGCCTACATAACACCCGCAACCAGAGCCGCCGTGGACGGGCTTGATCTCGGGCTGATCCACCTTCCGCCCGAAAGGGTTGGCGGTGATCTGGTGACTTAATGATTGAGGGGTAAGGTGGCATACGATCATAAACTAAGCAGGCATGAGCGCGGCTATGGGTACGAGTGGGTAAAGCTAAGGCTTACAGTGTTAATGCGTGATGGGTATCTATGCCAACCTTGCTATAAGCTAGGCAGGCCAACACCAGCCAAGCAGGTTGACCACATCACGCCTAAGGCACAAGACGGAACGGATGATCTAGAAAACCTGCAAGCAATATGCGATAGTTGTCACAAGGCCAAGACACAGGTAGAGCTTAAGGCAATGAGACAAGGTAGCAAGACACAGTTTGATAAGGGCGGGTTTCCGATATGGTAGCGTGTGAAGGTTGTGAAAGATCGGGGGTAAAAACAGTAAAGGGATTATGCTGTGCAAGCAGGGGTGGTGCATTCTTGCCACACATGCGATGGGAACCGATGATGAGGGCCTTTCTGCACACATCCACAAAATCGGGAATGACTAGATATGGCAGGTAGACCAAGACTTCCACAAGATGTTGCGAAGGTGACTGGCGCGGTGGGAAAGAACGCTGGACGGTTCAAGGATCGTGCAAGTCCCAAGGTGCTTTCATTGGGTCTGGCTCCGAAGGCATATGACGATGACCAGCGCGAAATCTGGGACGAGTTCAATGCTGACTTTCCTTGGCTTGGTCGTTCTGACCGTGCGCTTGTGCGGCTGGCTGTTGATCTGCAGGTGATGATTAACAGCGGCGAAGCGCCTGTTGCGGTCTATGCGCAGATGCGATTGCTGTTGTCGTCTATGGGTGGCACGCCTGTTGACAGGTCCAAGGTGAATGCGCCTGATGAAGATAACGCCGACCCTATGGATGAGTTTTTGAATTGACCGACCCCTGCACCCAATACGCCAAGGACGTTGAGGCTGGCCGCATTGTGGCTGGGCCGCATGTGCGCGATGCTTGCAAGCGTCATCTTGACGACTTGGTGACGGGTGCGGATCGTGGGTTGGTATTTGATACCAGCGAGGCGGATAGGTTCTATCGTTTTTGCAGCGGCATCTTGCGGCTGTCAGAGGGGCAGTTTGACGGAACGCCGTTTACGCTTCAACCAGCGCAGGCATTCATTGCGGGTTCTATCTTTGGGTGGAAGTACACCAAGACAGGCAAGCGGCGGTTTAGACGGGCTTACATTGAGCAGGGGAAGGGTAACGGCAAGTCACCGCTTGCGGGAGCTATCGGTCTTTACGGGCTTGTTGCTGATGGTGAGGCGGGGGCGCAGGTCTATGCGGCGGGTGCTACGAAAGAGCAGGCGGGCATTTTGTTCCGTGACGCTGTTGGCATGGTGGACAAAGCGCCATCGCTGGATAAAATTATCAGGCGCAGCGGCGGGCCGGGGCGTGAATATAACTTGGCGCACCTCAAGTCCGGCAGCTTCTTTCGACCTGTATCGCGGGAAACAAAGAAAACGGGTTCGGGTCCGCGTCCGCACTTTGCTTTGTGCGACGAGGTCCACGAGCATCCAGACGGCGGCGTGATTGAAATTCTGGAACGCGGCTTCAAGTTTCGCGAACAGCCGCTATTGATTATGATTACAAACAGCGGCTCTGATCGTCAGTCGATTTGCTGGATGGAGCGCAAGCACGCGGTGAAGGTCGCGGCACAGGACACGCTGGACGATACGACTTTCAGCTATGTCTGTGCATTGGACGATGACGACGATCCGTTTGAAGACCCGTCTTGTTGGATTAAGGCAAACCCATTGCTAGGCGTAACGATCACGCAAGACTATCTAGCCATGCAGGTAAAGCAAGCCAAGGACATCGCTGCAAAGGCTAACGGCATTCGGCGGCTGCACTTCTGCCAATGGACTGACGCGGAAAGCGCATGGATTAGCCGCGCGATGTGGACTAGCGTCGAGGATGCCAGCTTGTCACTGGATCAATTCGACGGCGAAGTTTGCTATGCGGGGTTGGACCTTTCAGCTAAAACCGACTTGACCGCAAAGGCTTTGATATTTGCAGACGGGTTTACCGACGATCAAAAGCCAAAGTTCGCGGCGTTTGTTCACGGGTACACGCCAGCCGATACGCTAAAGGCTAGGGCGGAAAGGGACGGCGCGCCCTATGACTTGTGGGTTGATGCTGGATTTTTGACTGCAACGCCGGGAAAAAAGACGCGGTTGGATTACGTTGCGCAGGATTTGCTAAACGATGCTGACCGTTTCGAACTGGATTTTGTGGCCTATGATAACTTCTTGATAGCTGATTTTGAAGCTGTCTTGGATGATATGGGCGCGACGTTGCCTATGCTGGACCATCCGCAGGGTTGGAATAAGCGCAAACGCAAGACGCCAGATGGCGATGAAATAGAACTATGGATGCCCGGCAGCGTTGATGAGTTGGAAACGCTTATCATGGAAGGCCGTATCCGCGTGCATGTAAACCCCGCGCTGCAAACTGCCGTGGCGTCTGCTACGTTTGACACGTCACCTGCCGATCTGCGAAGGTTTACAAAGCACAAATCAACGGGGCGCATTGACATGGCCGTAGCGTTGGCGATGGCGGTTGGCGCTGCAACTGCGCGTTCTGATGGCGTTGAAGTGTCGCCGTGGGATGATGAGGGATTTACGCTTAATGTGCTATAGTCTCTATGGGTTTGCATCTTTTCAAATCTGTGCTATAAGTTAGCAAAGCTGCAAACGGGAAATTCGAATTGGGCATATTCAGCCGCAAAGAAAAGCCGGAAGCGCGCGAAATATCCGTGCCGCAATCCGCGCCTAACTTTCTTGAGATTTTCGGCGTAAAGACCGAGGCCAGTGTATCTATGGAGGATGCAATGGGTGTTCCTGCTGTTTGGGCTGCAATCAATTTCATTTCAGGAACCATCGCCGGGTTGCCGCTGCATGTTTACGAACGCAAGGCCAGCGGCGAAAAGGTTAAGGTAAAAGACACGGGCGCAAATCCTGTCGTGAGTGTTCTGCATGGCGCGGTGAATGACAACCTATCGTCTTTTCAATGGCGATTTGACACGTTTGTTGCGTTACTTACTGAGGGTCGCGGCGTTAGCTACATCGAGCGCGACGATCTGGGCCGCGTTGCAAACCTTTACCCAATCCCGAATGTCACGGTTAAGCGTGACGCAAACGGGCGCAAGGTTTATTCGTCGGAGGGCGCTGGCCGGAAAGTTTATTACGATCAGAGCGACGTCATTGATTTGACGTTCATGCTGAAAAGCGACATGATAACGCATCGAAGCCCGTTGCGGCAATGCGCTGTTGCAATCGGCAAGGCTGTCAATGCAAACGAATACGGGTCCAAGCTGTTCAAAAATGGCGGGCTTCCTGCGTTTGCTTTGACTGGTCCTTTTGGCGGTGGTAAGGCTGCAATGCGGGCAAGTGCTGACATTGCAGAGGCTACAAAGCGGGCGGCAAAAGAGGGCGGCAACGTCTTGGCGATCCCGCTCGGTCACGAACTAAAGCCGCTTTCATCTGATCCAGAAAAAATGCAGCTTGTTCAGGCGCAAGAGTTTTCAGTAATTGAGATTGCGCGGATTTACAGCTTGCCGCCAACCTTCTTGCAAGACTTGTCGCGGGCAACATTCAGCAATTCAGAACAGCAGGATTTGCACTTGGTAAAACACACCTTGAAGCGGTGGGTTGAGCAGTTCGAGGCCGAGATGAACCTAAAGATTTTCGGGCGCGGCTCTAAGCGTTTCGCAGAGTTCAACGTCGATGGTTTGTTGCGCGGTGATTATCAGACGCGGATGAACGGCAATAGCATTGCTATCCAGACAGGCCAGCTAACGCCAAACGAGGCACGGGCCGCAGACAACCGCCCGGCGATGGAAGGCGGCGATAGCTTGTTTATTCAGGGCGCGACTGTGCCGATCACACAAACGGGCGAGGGTTCGACAGATGACGCGTGAAATTAGGGGCGGCATTCCCGCAGAAATAACTCAAGGCGATGACGGCATTCTTGTAGAAGGATATGCCGCTGTCTTTGGGGAAGAAGTAAGTATTGGCGGCATGTTCCGCGAGGTTATTGAGCGCGGCGCATTCACTGATGCAATCGGGCGTGATGACGTTGTGTTTTTGATTAACCATGACGGTTTACCGCTTGCGCGTACAAAGTCAGGAACTTTGACGCTTTCACAGGACGATCACGGCCTAAAGATCAGTGCGCGTCTCGATAAAGACGATCCTGATGTGCGGGCTATTTCTGGCAAAATGAAGCGCGGCGACTTGGACAAGATGTCATTCGCGTTTTATCCAGAGGTGCAGGAGTGGGACGAAAGTGGCGACTTGCCGTTGCGTCGCATTAAGCGGGCCGCGCTTGATGATGTTTCTATCGTTACACGCCCTGCATATGACGGAACAGAGATTGCATTGCGTAGTTTAGCATCTTCGCGTAAAGTGTCAGAAAGCGCACAGGAATTTCGGCTTAGGTTGAAATCTAAGTTGATACGATAACAGCGGTTCCCGCTGTTCGCCCTTTTCGGCCCTTGGGCAAGGTCACACTAGGAACGCCGCGAGGCGTCCCGTCCCATAGATGGAGGCCGCAAATGGCTACTTTGAAAGAACTGCGGGAACAGGCAGCACGCACGCTGACCGAAGCCCGCTCGATGCTTGACAGCATTGACGACAAGGCAACGCCGGAAGCGCGCACCGAAGCAGAGCAATCTGTTGACCGCGCACTTGACGAGATGTCGCAAATTGAAGCACGCACCGAGCGCATGGAAAAGCTGGAAGCGCATGAAAAGCGCATGGCGTCCGCAAATGAAGCTGACGAGCGTTCGCGCCGTGAAAACCGCCGTCCCGGAATGGACCCTGCGGAAGTCACAACTGGCGGCGATGTTGATTATCGCACAGCGTTCCACCAGTATTTGCGCGCACAAGGCCAAAAGGGTGAGATGTCCACAGAGGCTCGTTCGGTTCTTAACGCTGGTTATAAGAATGTTGAACTTCGCGCACAGACAACCGCAGACGCGGCTGGTGGTTACACTGTCCCGACTGAGTTGCTGAATATCCTTGTTCGTTCAATGGCAGCTTGGGGGCCGATGTACTCCGAAGATGTTGGCACAGTGCTGACAACTTCCGGCGGCGGTACACTGACAATGCCAACCGTGAACGACACGGCGGTAACTGCGGTTGCATCCGGTGGTGAAGGCGTGACGCTTGTTGACGATGGCGGCAAAGACGTGACGTTTGCTGAAAAGACGCTTTCCGCGTTTGCATTCAACACCGAGTGGCTGCGCGTTTCGAAAGAGCTTGCAGATGACAGCATCTTTGCGATGGAGCAACTGCTTGGCGATCTGCTTGGCGAGCGTCTTGGCCGCATTGCTAACTTGCAGCTTACCACAGGCACAGGTTCTTCCGCGCCGAATGGTATCGTGACAGCATCGACTGCGGGTAAAGTTGCAGCCGCAACCAACGCAATCACAGCCGATGAAATCATCGACTTGCTGCATTCTGTTGACCCTGCTTATCGCACTGGGCCAAAGGTCGGATTTATGTTTAACGATGGCACTTTGCAGGCTATCCGCAAGCTGAAAGACGGCGACGGCAACTATCTATGGCAGATGGGCAACGTGCAGCAGGGCGTCCCCGGTTCGCTGCTTGGTTACAACTACCGCATCAACCAAGCTATGGCTGGTCTGGGCAGTGGTGTTGATAGCCGCGTGATGTTGTTTGGTGATACTGGCAAGTATTATGTCCGCAAAGTTGGCGCACCTTTGATCGGCGCGTTGCAGGACAAAGACTTCTGGCCCGGCTTTGGTGTTGCTGGCTATATCCGCTTTGACGGTGAACTTGCAGACACAGCCGCAGTTAAGCACATGGCGCTTGCCGCAGCTTAATCAGTTTCTAGGGCGGCAGGGAAACTTGCCGCCTCACTAAGCTGAAAAGGGGAATGATATGAAAGTTAAACTGTTGATTGCGCGGGCAACCGCGAACGGTTCTGAAAATCGCGGCGACGTGGTTGATGTTTCTGACGATCAAGCCGTTCGCATGATTGAAGCGGGGCAGGCCGAGGCCGTTCGTAACGGTGCTGCGCCGGAAAGGGCCGTTAAGCGCAGCAAGTTTGAGAAGGCCAGCAAGTGAACACGATCCGGCGCGTCATGGCCCCATCGCAATTACCAGTTTCGCTAACGGAGGCGAAGCTGCATTTGCGCGTTGATGACACGGCAGAGGACGCACTTATCACTTCATTGATTGAAGCGGCGGTTGCGCACTTTGACGGGCTGGGCGATCTGGGCCGCGCTATGATTACACAGGGCTGGGCGCAATGGTTTAACCAGTCGCCGGGCTATGTGCGTTTGCAAATGGGGCCGTTTATCTCCATAACGTCCGTCGAATACTATGACCGCGACAATGTTCTGCAATCCGCACCGACTAGCGACTTTGAGGCTTGGCTTGATGGCGATTACGTCACTATGAAGCCAAAGCTGGATAAGCAATGGCCGGGTGCTTATTCACGACCTGACGCGATCAAGGTAACGTATCAAGCGGGGTTTGGCGGATCACCCACAGACGTTCCGCAATCCATCCGTCATGCGATCCTGATGACCGTTGCGCATTGGTACGAACACCGCATGGCCGTTGATGACGCGCGCATGGCCGAGGTTCCTATGGCTGTTGATGCGTTGATCGGTAACGAACGGGTGACTTGGTATGGCTAAGCCGGGCAAGTTAGATCAGCGCATTACGATAGAGCAACTCTCGCTTGTGTCAGACGGCGGCGGCGGGTTTACTAAGACTTGGGCGGGCTTGTCGTCCGCGCCTATTGTCTGGGCGCATGTCAAAGCGAATAGCGGGCGCGAGGCGTTTGAAGATGACCGCACAAACGCCACGATGACCGCGACATTCACGATCCGCAACCGCGACGATGTGCAAGAGAATGACCGCATTATCTGGCGCAGTGAGTTCTACAACATCCGGCAGGTAATGCGCGAGGGCGTGCGTTCAATGTATCTGCGGATCGTGGCCGAACGTGGTGCGCCAATACAAGAAGGCGTTGAGACGCTAAATGAATTTTCCACCGCATTTTCGGAGGCTTTTGCATAATGGTTGACACGGTTCGCACAATTGCAGAAATTCAGGCTTTACTTGCAGACAACACGACGGGCGCGATTAGTGCGCAGGACGTGCGTGACATGCTTGTATCGCTTGATGATACGGGGTGGGGTTCATATGCCGACACCGTTTATACAGAAGCATCGCCCTTTTCAGTAGCCGAAGCCACTGACACGGTTGTTCCGAATAACGCTGGAACAAAGATTGAAACGCACAAACCCCGTGATGTGGCGACGTTTTACAACGGCGCAACGATTACAGGTCGCAATGGTGACGGCATTATTGTTAGTGTTGTTTTGAAAGCAAAGCCGACTTCTGTTGCGGCGCAAAGTATGGACTTTTGGTTTGATATTGGCGACGGGATTGGTCGTATTTTTCCGCATATTGAAGGGTTTCCAAAAGGCAACGGTATTGAGCGGCCTATCAATTTCAGCATATCAGGCTATACTTTAGACACATGGGAAAGCAACGGCGCGACGCTTTATGTTAGCGCCGATGGACCAATTGAGATTTACGACATTTCGTATGTCATCACCCGCACGCATCGCGGATCACGTTAGGAGTTTTAAATATGAGCGATCCATTTGCAGGCTATTCAGAGGGGCTTACATCGCCCGCTGACGATCACTTTGCAATTACACCAAGCGACGGCACGGACCTAGCGACAGTCCCGCGTGCGCTTTATGTGAACGTCACTGGCACGTTGGCGATCCATGACAAGTCTGGCACGGCGATCACGTACAATGTGACGGCAGGGCAGGTGTTGCCGTTTCGCGCGCGCCGGGTACTTGCGACAGGCACAACTGCAACGGTTGTCGGCTGGTATTAATGCTGACCGCAACGCTGACAGGTGTTGATGACGTCCAGAGACTTCTGGAAACGATTGCTCCACGGCAGGCGGTCAATATCATGCGGGCAACGGTTCACGGCATTGCTGGCGGCATTCGTGACGACGCAAAGAAAGCTATGCCGCGCGACAGTGGCGATATGATTAAAGGCACAAAGTCCAAGCGTGAACGCACGCGCAACGGTCTGGCACTTTCCACGGTTCGCGTTGATCCTAGCGCGTATTATTGGCGCTTTCTTGAGCGTGGTGACGGGCCGGACGGGATTGACCATGCGTTTTTTGCAAAGGCAATGGCGCTATATCGTGGCGACCAAGACCGTATCTTTGTCAACGAGTTTGGCAAAAAGTTTGAAGCCGCACTTGCGCGCGCTAGAAAAAGGGCAGGTTGATGGGTGTTGAATGGGAATATCAAAAGGCGGTATTTACTGCCTTGGACCTGATTAAAGCGTCTCTTGGCGTCGTCGGTGTTTATGACACAGTACCACAGTCGGAGGACGGCGGTTCAAATGTGCCGTTCCCTTATATCGCAATGGGAAACAACTTTGTGACCCAACTTGATACACAAACCAAAAACGGGTTTACGTTCACAACCCGCATCCACACTTATAGCCGCACAGGGTCAATGAAAGAATGCAAGATAATCCAAGGCGGCATTTATGCGGCACTGCACAGGCAACCTTTAACTGTTACTGGATTTAATGCGTTCGAACTGTTAAGATCGGACACGGAGTGTTTCGCTTTACAAGACGGTCAAATTCATGGAATATGTGAATATATCGGGCTTGTAGAAGTCGCAAGTTAACAGCCCTATTTCCCGCGCCTTGGGCAAGCGTTGGATTGAACGTCGTGAGACGCGCATATCCCTTAGATGGAGGCCCCTATGGTCAAAACTGCTGGACGTTTATGCGTCATTAAAAAAGCCACCACAACTATTGGCGGCGGGCGGACTGTTGGCATTACTGTCAACGGGTCTGCAATCAACGTCGAGGATCAAGGCGATCTTGGATTTCAGACATTCCTTGCCGATGTTATTACGGGTCGATCAATCGAATTGACGATTGATGGATATGAGGAAGATCAGGTTATCCGCGACATTGCTATGGCTGCAACATCAACGGGTCAATTCCTGACAGACATCACGTTTGAATATCCGAACGGCGATGTGATTAGTGGTGACTTCTTCTTGTCTAGCTACTCTGAAACTGGCGCTTATGAGGACGGCCAGACGTTCACGGCTGCTTTCTCAAGCGACGGGGCGTGGACTTACACGCCAGCGGTGTAATTTATGCACGGCTTTGAAGATGTAACAATCTCTTGGGATGGTGAAGACTACACCATCCCGGCCAATCGGCAGCTTATGCTTGTTGCGCAAATGGAAGATGCATTGGCGGGCGGCACAGGTCATCAGGCTATCAGCATTCTATTGCGTCCAGAGGGTCCGCCATATGCGCGAATGGCGATGGCTTTCGGTGCTGCGTTGCGGTTTGGCGGCGCTGGTGTTTCGGATGACGAGGTTTATCTTTCCATGATGGAAGGGCTTGCAGACAACAAGGCTGACGCGGTCGTTGCTGTTCAAGGTTCTATCATGGCGCTGCTGTCTATTATTTCGCCACCTATGGGCCGCGCTCTTGCAGGGTTTTCAGAAAAAAAAACACAGGTGAAAAAGCCGAAGGGGAAAGCGGCCTAGTTCGCTCTCTCCATAGCCTTGTCGTTGGGGGTAAGTTTGCCAGCGCGTTTGAGTTTTGGCAAATGACGCCGGGCCAAGTTTGGTGGTTAATTGAAGATGCCATGCCGGATGTCTTTAAGAAGCAACCGAAGAACATGAGCGAAGTTCGTGACATGGTAAAGCGGGCCAAGGCTAAAGAAAAGAAAGCGCAAGAAAATGGCTAAAGTCGTCGGTGATATTGCTGTTAAAGTTGGCGCTGACGTAGGGCCATTACAGCGCAACATGAAAAAAGCGGGCCAGTCGGTTGACGACTTTGACACCCGCGCTAAGGCAATGGCTGTTAATGTCGCAAAGGCTGGCGCTGCAATTGCAGTCGCTATGGTTGGTGCAACTACTGCAATTCTGGCAATGGGCCGTGAGGCTGCGGCGGTTGGCGTTGAAATCAAGAACCTCTCCGCGATTGCTGGAGTTGGCACGACCGACTTTCAAAAGTACGCGGCTGCATCCAGATCAGTGGGAATTGAGCAAGAAAAACTTGCCGATATTTTCAAAGACGTTAACGACAAGTTTGGTGACTTCCAAGCAACGGGCGCGGGTCCGCTTGCTGACTTCTTTGAACAGATTGCACCAAAGATCGGCGTGACTGCTGATATGTTTGCCAAGCTATCGGGGCCAGAGGCTTTGCAGCTTTATGTCAGTTCGCTTGAAAAAGCTGGCGTATCTCAACAGCAAATGACGTTCTATATGGAGGCGCTTGCATCTGATGCAACTGCCTTGATCCCGTTGCTGCAAAACAACGGCCAAGCTATGCGTAATCTTGGAAATGCCGCTTATGACGCTGGGCGCATACTTGATGAGCAAATGATTGCGGCGGCTGCGGAACTAGATCAAGAGTTGCGCGACCTGTCCGACACGATCAAGATGAACGCTACAAAAGCCGTACTTGAGCATAAAGAAGAAATCATACTTCTTGCGGATTTCATCACTGAAACCTTAATTCCTGCTGTTTCTAGCTTGGCTGGCGTTCTTGGTACTGTTGCCCTTGGGTGGAAGACGATTGCGGAAGAAGCGCGAAATGCAATTGAACCTATCACGCGGGCGCTTAATCTTTCCGCGCAATCTCCCGGCGCAACTGAAAGTGGTAATATAATTCCATCCGCGCCGGGTGGATTTGGCCCTGACGCTGGCGACACATCGGCAACGGGAACGGGCTACATAGACGATAATGGCAATTGGGTTGAATACGGCACAGGGTCTGCCGCATCTGGCTCCGTCATTCCCGGCATAACTGCGCCCAGCCTACCCATGACAACTGGAACTGCGCTTGATCCAACAGGCGGGCTACTGCCGGAAAAAACACCGCTTGATCTTGCGCGCGAGGCTTGGGAAGCACAGCAGGAATTAAACGAAGAAATTGAAGATGGAACGCGACAGCACACCGAAGATATCGTGGAAATTGAAAGACGCGCTGCCGAAGAACGTGCGCGACTTGAAAAGCAATTGCGCGATGAAAAGTTTGCGTCCGTCGCTGGAATGTTTGGCGATCTATCTAGCTTGATGCAAAGCGAAAACGAAAAGTTATTCAAGATCGGCAAGGCGGCGGCAATCGCAGAGGCTACCGTCAGCGGTATCAGTTCTGCAATTTCAGCTTGGGAAAAGGGCATGTCAATTGGCGGTCCACCTCTTGCGGCTGCTTTCGCTGGTGCGTCCATTGTTAAAACTGGTGCGCTTATCAGTCAGCTTTCGTCTGCCAGTCAAGGCGGCGGGGCGCGTCCAAGCATTGGCGGCGGATCAACACCCACGGCGCAGCAACCCGGCGCAGCATCCGGCGGCGGTGGCGCAGCGGATCAAGCGCAACGTGCAAGCGTCAACCTGACGCTAATCGGCGAGCAGGGATTTACGCGCGCGCAGGTGGTGCAGGTTGCAGAGGCATTGAATGAAGCGGGCGGAGATGGTACAAGGTTAGTGGACATTAGGGGCCGCAGATGACTGTAGAAATCGAAGCAGGCTATACACTAACAGACGGCAAGAACGCGCGCATCATGCACGATGGGGTTGTTCTGCCGTTTACTGTTACAGACGCCAACACCACAGACCCGGATAGCGCCAATTTCGCAGACGCTAATATCATCAACGGCCTGACAAGCGACAGATGGAAGCCAAGCGCGACAACGTGGACAATTGAGATTGCATTGACTGGCGGTTCCGCTGGCGTGTCTGCAATTGCAATCGGGTCTGACGATCTGTTCACAAGCGGACAGACGGTGACTGTGCAATATGATAACACGGGTTTTGTCACTATTGATAGTTCGACGCCAACTGATGACGGGCCGCTGTTGTTTTTGTTTGACACAAAGACAAGCGGCACGTTTCGGATTAACGGCACGGGAACAGCTAAGCCAACGATTTATAACGTGATGATTGGCAATCCGCTTGTGATGCAGCGGCCTTTTTATGGCGGATTTACGCCTGCCAAGATGAACCGCGCGACGGAGGTTGTCGGTAACATATCGCGGTCTGGTGAATTGCTTGGGCGCAGCAACAAGCGCACGATATTGTCGGGTCAGTATTCATGGACAAACCTGACCTATGACTGGGTGCGGGCTAATCTGGATGGGCCGAGCGGGTTGATCCAAAGCCTTGAGGCAAAGACAGCTTATGTGGCTTGGCGTCCTGATGCGGTTGGCGATGTTGACTATGTTATGAGGGGTGGCGTGACACCACCTGTTGCGCAGGGCGTGCGCGATCTTTGGTCGTTTGCCGTGTCTGGCGAGGTTCACAGCTATGAGTGAGACAGAACTAGGCCGCGAACCGTTTGAAATTGTAGAAATCATTGTGCCAAAGTGCGCGAATGTTTTTGGGTCTGCGCCATGTACTGCAACGGGTACAGGTGACGCCAAGTGTTTCAACACGCGCGCGACATGCAAGGACATCCCGAACTTCCAAGCGCGGCCACTTGCGCACCTAACGCCTGACCTTGTGCTGATCCAAGGCGACACAATTGCAAGCGGCGATATTGACCGCACGGCAAGCGTTTTGTTTGAGTGCAAGGTGACGTTCGGCGCGGCTGCAACTGGCACGATCTGGGAGCAAGGCGGAAGTGCTGACGATGGCGCTTATCTGGGCATCACAGGCGCAGACCTTGTGTTCCGCGCTGGTGACAGCACGGTAGCAACAGGCGCGGGCGTGGGCAAGGTTACAGCGGCGCTGACGGGCTTTGCGGGCCGCACGTTGACTGTCATCGCAGGAATAGACTTCACAGCGTCAGGCACGTCTACGGTGTTCCTATGGACGTTTGACCCTATTGAACTTGTGTTGACCAAGATTGGTGAAGATGACTTCACGGCGTCAACTGTTTGGGCTGGCACTGATGGCGGTGGCATTGGCATCAACGGCGGGTCAAGTATTCCAGTCGGCGAGGACGGCGGCACGTTCAACGGTCGCATTGATAGCGCGCGTTTCTTTGAGGGGCAGACATCGGCTGACATTATCGAGACCGCCGACGCATTCCGCCAGAAATACTATTTTGACGATGGGCGCAAAGCCAAGCCGACGGATGACATTTACCGATTGCCCGCGTTGACATCGACAAGCACGGTCGGCACGCGGTTGAATATCACGGGCGCAGATGGGCGATATGAACCCTTGGGCCGCCGTGCTTTCATGTCTGTTGCGATTGGCGACTTTGCACATACCGACTTTCAGTTTGACCCGTATTTGTCTGGCCGCACATATGATCCACTGACGCGCGGGACGTTCTGGCCTAAGTTTCAGGTGCGCAACAGGTTCGGCAAAACGCGCGCTTTGGTGCGACGCTATACAGGCTACAACGGGCAAGCATTGTCAGAGGCGCAACGGCAAACCTATGTGCTAGACAAGGTGGCGCTAGGTCGTGACCGGGTGAATATATCCTGCCGCGACTTCTTGTCATTGACCGAGTTTCGCAAGACGCAGGTGCCAGCGCAGTCTAGCGGCGCTGTTGACGTGGTGCTGACAGACGTTGCCACAACGCTATTCGTCGCTGGTGATGTGACTAACGATTACCCCGCAACCGGAACGCTGCGGATCGGTGACGAGTTGATGACGTACACGGGCCGCGCATATGACGGGGGCGACGATCAAACTGACTTCACCGGATTGACGCGCGGGTCTGACGGCAGCACGGCAGATGAACATGACGTAGATGAAACGGTGCAGATTTGCCGCAGGTACGCAGGCGCGCGCATTGATGATGTGTTGGAGGAGTTCCTAGTCACTGACGCGGAAATTCCTGCGCAGTTGGTGGACCTTTCGGGGTTCACGCAGACATACGATGACGACTTGAACGCATACACGCTTACAACGATTATCAGCGAGCCAACGGGCGCGGATCAGCTTATCGGTGAAATGGCGGAAGATTGCGCATTCTATATCTGGTGGGATGAGCGGCTGCAGCAAATCAAAATGCAGGCAATCAAACCGCTATCAGGTGTTGACCGCGCATTGACGCAGGAAAACAACATCATTGGCGACACGTTCTCACTTGCAGAGCGTCCAGATGAACGGCTGACGACTGTCACAATGTCCTACAACCCGCGCGACTTTGCGGGCGATCTGGACAAGCCGACAAACTTCAAGAACGCGGTTTTGATTAGCAACGCAAACGCCAGTGACCTTGACCAATATGGCAAGCTGCCACAAACGCGGGAACTATTTTCGCGGTGGCTGACGACTAACGCGCAGATTACGCAAACGGCGGCACGGTTAAGCAACCGCTACGTTGAAGTGCCGTTGTATGCCGAGATGATGATTGACGCCAAAGACCGCGCCGTGTGGGTTGGGTCTTTCGTTACGCTGTCGCATGATTACTTGCTGACCGACACGGGCGCGCGTGATGCTTCTCGGCGTTGGGTTGTTATCGAGGCAGAGGAAATCGAAGCGGGTCACACGCAAAAGATCGTTGTGACTGACATCACGGCGGATGGTCAAATTTACGTCATCACTGAAAACGGCATTGGCGATTACACACCAGAGTTGTTTGCGGCTGGTAATGCGTTTATAACAGACAATAGCGGATTAAACCCAGACGGCACAACAGGAGCGACGATAGCATAATGACGTGGACAGATATTTCAAACGCGCAGGTTGATCCGGGTTCGCCCGTTGATACAGCACTCATGACGGCTCTACGGGACAACCTGTTGGCGTTTGCAGGGCAGGTAGTCGGAGCGCCAATTTCTAATATAGCATATAATGTGCAGCGGTTTACAGTGTCAGGAACATGGACAAAGCCAGCCGACGCTACGTCCGGGGACAGCGTTGTCATATATTGCGTTGGTGGCGGTGGCGGCGGGAGATTTAGCACAGGCAACGGCACAGGCGGCGGCGGTGGTGGAGGTGCATTTCTAACTTATTCTAACATTGACCAATTCGCCGCTTCATATCCCGTTGCTATTGGGGCGGGTGGCGCGGGTGCAACAGTTTTAGCGACTGACGGCAGCGCGGGCGGAAATACTACTTTTGGTACGGCGGGCGCTGCGACAAGTGGTGTCGCGCCAGTATTTCTTTTAGGTGAAGGCGGCGGCGGCGGATTAGATAACGCAACAGCGCAAGGCGGGTCCGTTAGGTGGGGCAGAACAGATAACACCGTGCCGGGGGCAATAACGGCGTTTGAGGGCGGCGACTCCACCACAACTAGGGGCGACTCATCTGTTTACGGTGGCGGCGGTGGTGGCGCGGATGATTCAAGTGCAGGTGATAGTGGCGGCTTTTCTGCATACGCTGGGAGAGGCGGGCAAGGGACTAATTTTACAGCAAGTGGTGATAACATAAACAACTATGAAATTGACGGTTCTTTTCCGGGGGGTGGCGGTGGCGCTGTTGACAATGGCGTATCTGGCAGCACTCGCGGTGGCAACGGGGGCGATGGTTACTGCGTGGTTATGTGCTTTAGGGAGGCATCAATATGAAACTATTTTTAATAAACGACGCGACTGATGCGGTTGTGAACGTGGTTAAGGTTGACCCTGATAACCTGCCTGTAGCGCCTAATGGTTTCCGCTACGAGGAAAACGCTGGCAATATCGGTGATGTGTTAATTGACGGCGAATGGGTAACACCAAAACCAGACCCCGCAGAACTCCTAGCCGCTGAACGTGCGTCTATGAAATGCAGCCGATTGCAGGGCCGATTGGTTTTGGGTGAGGCAACTTGCGACGCGCTAGACGCAATGGCGGCTGACGATCTGACGCCTTGGGCAATGCGCCAAACAATCCAGAACGCGATTGAATGGAGCCGTATGTCGCAATCAATGACGGAACTTGGCTATTTGCTGGGCTACACGCCAGAGCAGATGGATGCCTTGTTTCGCCTAGCTATGACGGTTGACGTCTGATGCGGCGCTTGAAAATGATCGGCAGCGCATTGTCACAGGTTGGTAATGTCATGACTGCGTTTGACTTGGATGACACTGGGCCGAATGAAAGCATCAGCGCGAGGTGCTGGCGTCAGGGATTAACGCGGCGTCGCAAGTTGATTGACGTTGCGTTTCGTTTGCTATTTAATCAACACAACCATTGCGAGAACGCGCATCTATCAGACGTTCGAGACGCTCGGGCTTTGCTAAAGGAAGTGGACGGTTTTTAAATGGAATTGATGCTATCGAAATTCGGCTGGTTGATTGGCGGCGCGATTGCGGGTATTGTGTGGCTGGTCAGGCTAGAGGCGATAGCACTTGCGAACCGTCAAGAGATTAAACGGCTTTGGGATCAGCGCGGCGAGGACTTGAATGCCGCGAAAGAAGCCCGCGACGAAACGAACAAGATGCTGTCTGAGATACGCACAGACGTTAAAGATTTATTGAGGAGCCGGGAATGACAGATTTAAAACATGGCGACACGCAGCTAATTATTGCAGAGTGCCTCAAGGCGCGGGCAACGCTGCCACAAGCGGCGTACATCCTAGCAACTGCACGCTGGGAAACAAATCACACAATGAAGCCTGTAGAGGAAGCCTATTGGCTGTCTGACGCATGGCGGGCTAAGAATTTGCGCTATTATCCGTGGCATGGTCGCGGATACGTTCAACTGACATGGCAGCGAAACTATATTCACGCTGGAAAGGTTCTTGACCGCGACCTAACCACGGACCCTGATGCCGTAATGAACCCCGTTGTAGCGGCTGAAATTCTGGTCGCTGGTTCGCTTGACGGCTGGTTCACAAGCCACAAGTTGACCGACCATATCAAGGATGACAAGAAGGATTACAAAAACGCGAGGCGGGTCATCAACGGCACCGACAAGGCGGACGCGATTGCTAAGATTGCGGATACATATGAGGCGGCATTGATTGCAGACGGTTATGGCACAACATCGGCAACGAACATCAGCAACCCATTCGCCGCAATCATCGCGGCTATCTTGGCGCTATTTGGAAAGGGACGGACATGATCGGACCATTCGCACGTATCATTGCGCGATACATTGCAGGGGCGTTGGTGGCGTATGGCGTTGTATCTGCGCCTGAAGCCGCGCAGCTTAATCCTGACATCGTGCTAATCGTTGGCGCTGTTCTTGGAGCTGGCGTTGAAATGGCATACACGCTTGCAAGGCGCATGGGGTGGGCGACGTGATACGCGCATATATCACGGCGTTTATCGCGGGCTTGCTTTCTATCGTGGGGGTTGTATTGTATCGCAAGGGTCACAAGGATGCCGACAATGAAAACCAACTGGACGACTTTGAACATGCCGAGGACATTCGCCGCCGTGTTAGCGTTGACCGCGCTGACCGGGTGCGCAAACTTGACGACGCCGGATGGCGCGACTGAAACCGCGTTATGCGAAATATGGGGCGAAAGTCTGCCGTCTCGGTCACGTAACGACACTGCACAAACTCAACAGGAAATTCAGGCGGCGTATGCTGATTTTCTAAACGCTTGCCCGGCTTGGGCGCACTTAATCTAAAGGAACCAAAGATGGATGATTTAAGAGCGCGTGGTGGCACCTGATGACTGACCTTATCGCAGAACAAAACCGCGCTGCTGAATTGCGGGCGCAGGGAATGGGTCGCCGCAAGATTGCAACGGAAATGGGATGGACACCATCAAAGGCGTGGCGCAGGCTTGACGCATTTGACAAGCGGGAAAAACTTGATCCGGCAATTCTAAGCAAGCTAGACGCGGCTGGCGTCACAAACATGGGCGGGTTGCACAGCGGCTGGCTTGAACTGCAAAACGATGAAGGCAAGAAAACAGGCAACCTATACTTTCAAGTCGGCAAGGATGAACCGCAAGCATTCACTGATATGGTTGCAGATAGCCTTGACGGGTATCAGCCACTAGACCGCAAGCTGTTTGCGCCGCGTGTTAATGTCGGGGCCAAGGGTGACAAGCTGCTAGTCGTTGATTTGGCGGATGTGCATTTCGGCAAGCTATGCGTCAAAGAGGAAACCAACCACACATACAACGTCGAGGTTGCGCGTCATCGGGTCATGGAAGGCACGCGGGCGATCCTACAACGTGCTGACGATGTGGGGCGTATCTTGTTTGTCATGGGAAACGACATCCTACACACCGACAACGGCAAGACAAGCACCGCAGGGACGCCACAGGATAGCGACGGGAGCTATTTCACGGCATGGCGAGCGGCACAACACGCAACGATTGACGCCATAATCGAGTGCGCGGGCGTTGCTGACGTTGATCTAGTCCACTGCATGTCTAACCACGACTGGCGATCCGGCTGGGCATTGTCGCAAACTATCGCGGCGTCATTGTCTGGTCATGATGGTGTCAGGGCTACAGCATACAATATGTCAGAAAAACACCGCAAGTTTTACGGCTATGGGCGCAACGGTTTGCTTGTAACGCATGGCGACGGCGCGAAAGAGGAGGCACTGACAAGCCTGTTTCTAAAAGAGGGGCGAAACCTTATTTCAAGCTGCGATCTGCTCTATGCGTATTTGCACCATTTTCACCACAAGATACGCAAACGGCGGGGCATTGACGTGTTTCAATCCGAGAAAGATCACACGGCATTTACGCAGGTCAACATGGGCGCTGTTCGTGTCGAGGGTGGCGAGATGATTGCTGAATACGTCCGCAGCCCTAGCCCGCCTGATGGGTGGCATGATAGGAACGGCTACATCAATCGGCAAGCGGTTGAATCATTTATTCACTGCCCGCACGATGGGCAAAAAGACAGATTAACGGAATGGTTTTAGATATGAACACGCGCACAAAGACGCTGCAAACGGCAAGCGAACTAATCAACGGCGACCGGGAAAAGGACTACGGCACACCACAAGAGAACTTTGCGCGGATCGCTAAGGGTTGGGAGGTTGTGCTGGGTTGCGATGTATCCGCAGAGCAAGTGGCGCTATGCATGGCGTGGCTAAAGATTGCACGGCTCGCACACAATCCACACATGGACAGCTATATCGACGGCGCTGGATACATGGCATTAGCTGCGGAGTTGTCCGAATGACAACGGCACGCAAGACAGATCACGGGTTGGTTTTATGCAATCAAGGGCGCACGTTATTTGTGCCTACTGACGACCTGCCGCAACTGTTACTTGCAGGGGCGGAATTATTGCAAGAGCGGTCTAAAAGTGCTAAGGTTGCGGAAGTTTAAAGGGCGGTCATAATGCACATCGGTTTAGGTTTATCACTTACGGCGCAGTTGCGGTCTGGTCGGACGTTTTCCCCTGCCACCTTATTCTCTAACAGTGAGGCGGGCGTATGGTATGACCCTAGCGACCTGACAACCCTATTCCAAGACACCGCAGGGACTACCCCTGTCACGACCGCAGGGCAGACTGTTGCGCTGATGCTGGATAAGAGTGGCAACGACCTGCACGCCACGCAACCCACTGCTGCTGCACGGCCTACTTATCAAACCGATGGGACATACCACTGGTTGTCCTTCGACGGTGTAGACGACTTCATGGTTACACCCACGATCACTCCGGGCGCAGGATTGTCCGCTCAATTCTTTGCAGGGGTAAACGTTGCGACGCCTAAGTCAAACAACAGTCCTGTTTACCAATACGGCGATGCAACTTTTTCTTCTACTGATGCGCTTCTCAAGTTTGTAACGGGAGACGGAAGCACTGACGCTTACAGGGCGCTGGTTGCAGGGTCAACATTTAACCAATCCGTAAGAGTTACGGCTGTTGCACCTTACACTTCCGCGTTTTCTATTCTTTATGATGCTTCCGCAGTCGGCGCGGATGAAATCTCTCTACGTGAGAACGGATCAGTGACAGGCGTAGGTTCTGCAACGGACAGTGGCCTGACATCGTTTGGTAACTCGCAAATGTGGATCGGTTCAAATCAGTCTGGTTCTGCCAACTTTTTCGGCAACATCTACAGCCTAATTACCCGCTTTGGTGCTAACCTTGACGCCAACGAGATTGCACAGTCGGAAGCGTATGTGGCAGAAAAGACAGGGGTTGAACTATGAGACTGACAATCGCAGTGCCACAAGCACACATCGACAATGCCAACCACCTTGCAATGGTCTTGGGATATTCCGAAGCTGATGGCCTGACCTACCGCAACCCCTCATGGCAGGACGCACAGGGCAATCTCTACGCCGTGGCAAGCCTGCCTGTGTCTGACGGTTTCATCGTCGCTGCTGAAAGCCCTGTGGTGCGCCCTGAGTGGGACACTGAGGAAGTCATCGACATGACTAAGGCAGCACAGGCTCAGGAGCTTGTATCCATCTGGACGCTCGATAGTTCCGAGACAGGACCAAAAGCGACACCAGACGTGATTAAGGCTGTTCTCGGTATGGGTGGCGGCGCCGCGATCGAGGCTGTAGGTCTAACGCCAGTGCCACAGGATGACGGCGTGTTATGACTTGGGCGGTGCTGGTAATCGCTTGCTATACAAATGAGCCATGTATCGTGCGGCCTCTTAGCAGGGACTACCAGACCGAAACGGAGTGCAAACTCAGGGCTTCAAAAACGTGGCAATTCTGGCAAGGTGCAGATCGCTTAGGGGTTAAGTGCTTTTTGCAAAGAGACGCATGAGATACGCGCATAGCGCCCACAATACACGCTGACGGGTCCAATCTTGGCGCGGTTGTCGGTGTTGAGTTTCAATTTTAGTAACCTATAACGACACATCCGAAGATGTGCCGAGAAAGATCACCGCCTTTCTGCTGCCGTGCTTAAATGCTACCCGCGCAACCCCATGCATTCAAGCATAATGTCCATCTAAATTCTCCAATCTATATTCCGGCGTTCCAACTCGCGCATGAGTTCTGTCGCCTTTGGGTTGTCGTGTCGTAAGCAAGTTTTGTATGCGTTCAAAACGTGTTCGTCTGGCATGTCATCAATGAAAACAGCGCCGTCATGGGTTTGCCAGTACCCAATCGGACATCCTTGCTGCGGATTGTCTGTCATGGCCTAGCCCTCGGTCGCATAGCGTATTGCGGATAAATGCAATGCAGATCAGCGTCAGGCATTTGATCGGACAACTGGCGAATGTGCGTGTTGCAATCTTGCGTCAGGTACACTTGCGGGGATTGACCCGCAAGCATGATGATAAGGATTGATGTTTTCATAACCTCAAACCCGCATCGGCATAACAACGTACAGCGCACCGTCCTGCCGTTTAAGCAATGCAGGATCGCCAGTCGTGCCGTATTCCATTGTCACATCGCCCGTGAACTGACGGATCACCTCCAGCATATAACCGCCGTTAAAGCCGATTGTGACAGTCTCGCCGTCAACATCTGCCGCGATGCTATCCGAACCGCTCGATGTGGCAGACTTTGACGATACGCCAATGCCATCAGCGCCCATGTCAAACGCAACACCCCGCGACCGCTCGTCAGAGACCGCTGTAACGCGATCAATGACATTTCGCATATCATCTGCGCCAAACGTTACCTTGCCATTGTTGCTTGCCGGAATGACGCGCGTATAGTCGGGGAACGTTCCATCAATGACTTTCGATACCAGCGTGAAGTCTGGCGTGGCAAATCGGATCTTGGTTTCCGATACACTGACATCAATCACGTCCGCCGCAAATGATTTCAAAACCTCATTAACAGTCTTGCGCGGCACGATAACGCCGGGGAAGTCCGTTGCCATATCGCGGGCAACCTTCGCCAGCATATGACCCGTTGTCGCAACACCGACGATCTGACCCGCAACCGGATGCAAGTAAACGCCTTGCAGATAGTAGCGGGATTCTTCGGTTGACGCGCAAAATACAGTGCTAAATACTGCGCCTAGATCATCATGCGACATGCTGAATGTGCTATCATATTCTGACGATGCCATAATCGGGAAGTCTTCAAACGGCAATGTTGCCAGCTTGAAGTTGGACCGCCCTGCTTTGATTGCCATGTGACCATCATCGCACTCAATAGCGACAAGCGCCGTTGATGGCAGCTTGCCGACAATATCTGCCATCAACTTGGCGCTGACAGTGCAATAACCTTTCATCGCAACATCAGCCGCGATGGATGTCGCGGCCTGAATATCCAAATCAGTGGCGCGGAATGTTAGCACGCCTTCTCGCGCCGTGATCGCCACGTTTTGCAAAATCGGGATAGTTCCCCGTGCTTGCACAATTCCAGCCAGCCGCTTGAGTACCGTTGCGAGTGGTTTTTGTTCTACTGTTAGTTTCATTTTAGTCCCTTTCACGCGAACAAGTCGCCATTGATCTTTTCAGCTTCTGCCAAGTTAGCGCCAGCTTGTGCGGCATATTCCGGCTTGAGTTCAAACCCGATATAGCGCCGCATTGATTTAACAGCCTCATAACCAGTTGATCCGATGCCGTTGAATGGGTCCATTACCACGTCACCCGGCTTTGAATACAAGCGCAAACACTTGGCAATCGTATCAAGCTGTAATGGGCAAACGTGCTTTTCATCATTCACAGCCTTAACCCGGCGCAACACATTGCCTTGATTGATATCCATCCAGACAGGGCTTGCCAGCTTTTGCCATTCGTAAACGTCAAACTTGGCGTCCTTCAATAATTGCGCAAGGGCCTTATCGTCTGGAACATTTGCACAAAGCCCATGATGGCGCAATTCAGTCAACCACTTATTGGCGATCTTGAGTGCGGTCTTTTCATCATCAGGCGCGGCGTGTTCAATCGGCTGATAGTCTGGATGGTCGCGGTCGGTATCCTTGCGGAAAAACAGCATATAGTCAGGCATGCCTACGCGGTTGTTTGCGCTATTGCCACGAATGTTTTTGTATAGCAATCCGTGCGCCTTAGTGCGCTGCATCTCTACAACCGGGTCTTTCCAGATCGTTGCGCGGCCATGATAAACCAATCCCGCATCCGTATGCGCTTTGATTAGGTCGCCGCTAAAGTCCTGCAATCCAATGGCGCCATGCTTGCCTTTGCGCATTGGTAGGTCAGTGCAGTGAACACAAACAATGCGACCCGGACGCATTACCCGCGTCAATGCATCTGCAAAGAACTTGTATTGATTGATGAACCCCTGACCTTCGCCAGCGTTGCCAAGGTCACGCTCACTGTCTGAATAGACAAACAAGTCACCGAACGGCGGTGAAAAGATCGCGCAATCAACGCTGTTTTCTGGCATGGCATGCATGCCCTCAATGCAATCGCTGTTGTGGACAAGCCATCCAGCGCCTTCGTATTCTGGTTTCTTCATTGTTTAGGTTCCTTTGATCCATTCAGGGAAGGCCAAGTCTAGCGGCCTGTCGTATGCGGTTCGTACCTTGCCGCCGTTCTGGGCGGTTTTCATTGCGGCAGACATGCGGCGTTTCATTTCTTCGTGCTTTTTGCCTTTGACGTTAATCGCCTGCCAAATCACATCCTCCGTGTCTGATATTACAATATCATTACGCACTGTCAACGACTGACCGAAACGATGCGATCTTTTTACCGCCTGATAGTGTTGCTCATAGCTAAAGCTGATCGACGCAAACACGGCGTGTGCGCAATGTTGCCAATTCAAACCAAACCCAGCCAGCTTTGGCTTAGTGACCATAACGCGAAAATCACCGTCTGCAAATCCAAGCAAATACTTCTCTTTTTGTTCTGGCGTCATATCTCCGCGCACCTCTTGAGCGCCGTCGATCATATCCGCAAGCATCTTGCTTTCGTCGTTTGTTTCACACCAAACAGTAACAGGCTTATCATGCGATGCTAGTTCCGCCGCGCGCTCGCAACGGTCTTTCAATGTCAATCGCTTTTCTTTGTGGAATGAAGTTGCGGACATTTCAGGAATGCGAAACAGCATGCCTTGTTCTACGTCTTTCTGACGATCCGCATCAACAACGTGAATGCGACGATCAATGTCAGGCAAAATGTATCCGGTATCATCGCCACCCAAGTCGCTTGGCAGAGTTGCGCAACGGCTCCAGCTTGCAACCCATGACCAAAAGTCCTCGACTGCATGCCCCTTTAGTCGCCATTCCTGCGATGCTGTTGACGTGTCATTGATAAACCACTGCGATAGCATCTCTTGCTGCCGCATGATGCCCAGAAACTCGGCATGATTGCCTAGCTCCATGTGATCGTTCGGCGATGGTGTTGCAGTGGCCGCTAGCTTGTATTCAGTATCTTTGAACGCAGTTATCAGGCGGTTGCGCGTTTGGCCTGCAAACGATTTTAGAATACTGCTTTCATCAAGGACAACGCCGCCGAATACGTCTGTATCAAGTTTTGCAAGCCGCTCATAGTTTGCCACCATGACGCCTTGCCCGACTTCTTCGGGTTCACGGATCTGGCGTGCGTCAATATCAAACTTATTGCCTTCGCGGATCATCTGGGCGGCAACTGCTAGCGGCGTCAAGATCAAGACAGGCTTGCCCGTTTCTTCTGCAACTTGACGCGCCCACTCCAATTCCGCCAGAGACTTGCCTAGTCCGGTATCCAAGAATAGCGCACTGTTTCGGCGTTCAAGTGAATACTCAACAGCAACGCGCTGATGCTCCTTCATGTGGCTATTTAGATCAGATGGGGTAAATCCACGATCACGCGCAACCATGCCACGCGACGCAATAAACGCCCTATACTCTTGTAAACTCATATCAGGTTCCTTTGTTCCGGCCCATCTTCTAGCCGCCAATAGTAAAATTTCTTAGTCGCGTTGCACTTCATCACGCCGATGCCGTATTCCTCTGCGTTTGGGCGCATTCGCTGCATCCAACTATCAAGCGTTGATTGACTAAGATCAAGCCCTAATCTGATCTCGCGGCCAGTTGCGTTTGGATTGTTAGCAAGAAAGCCCCGCAATGTTTCCGCCCGGCCTTGCCACATTGCCTCAAGCTTCTGTTTGCGTGCGTCTGAAACGCCACCGCCAAAACCAGACTTAACCTTGACGTTTGCCGCGATCATAGCCGATGCGATTGCGGCCTCGTGTTGCGTTGCGATGTGTCGGCATATTCCGAAAGCGTTAATCATAACTCAAACCCCGCGATGATCTGATTGGCGTAGTGGGCTTGTGCTGCGGCTTGGGCCTCGTAAACGCTGCCTACATCATCGTCACCCATCCACCGTTCGTAAGGCTTTACGTACGCCTCAAGCCAAGCCCTGTGTCGACCTCCATCAATGTGAATACCGTAATCACCCCAAGGCGATCTTGCCACATAAATCCAGTTGTTCGCCGCGCATGGTTCTTCCCACACCAACGGATTCACGCACTCATGCAGGCTGGCTTGGTCTGCGCCTTGCGCTACCCATTCACTTAGTTTCATGGTTTGCCTCCCCCATTGGCTGCTAGGGCGGCGCGGGCTTTGTCTAGTACCTCATCGTAGATGTCCGCCCCCTCTGGTTGCTTTGTCTTTTGTCTGCTGTTCACAAACACTCTGCACACGCCCATTTCTAAGACACACTCACGCAAAGCCTCCACCAACGCCTTCACCTTCTCGTTCGCAAAGGCCTGTTCGTCGGTCGCGGGTAGGGCGGCGCGGCCCTCCTGCCATGCGTCGTGTTCCTCGCGTTCAGCAAGGTGTCGGTTGATTGCGTCCGTGTTTCCGTCAGTATTCACAACCCCACCTCCTGCACAACATGCGCGGCGATGTCATATGATAGCGCATAGATAACCAGCCCAACGATAACAGCCGCTGCGACCCACGGCCACACATCAAAGCGCTGTCTGGGTTCTGGCTGTGTCATCCGCGCTGTGCGCTTTATGATGCGTTCTACCATAGCATCATCGTCACGCTTTGCACGCATGCGCTTTAGCCCCGCGCGTGCCCGCTCGATTATTTCAAGGTCAATCATGTCGTCTTGTAGCTTATTCATTTTCCCAATCTCCTGTTTGTGTGGCGCGTGTCATGTGCTTTAATGCTTCAATCCAGCCGCCATATTGCGCACCGTCTACATCAACGCCTTGCAACTCAACATCGCGCACGTCCGCGCCTGTTTCGTCGGACACTTCCGTCCCGGTTAGCGTCACTGTGACTTCGAACGTCATGGATGTGGTGACTTGTTTTGTGGTGGTCATATCTTGGTTCCTTTTCATGCTGCGTAAGTTGGTGACTTGTTGTTGTCGTATCGCTTGTTTGCGTGACGCTTTAGGATGTAGTCCATCAAATCTGGATCATGTTTATCGCGGTTATGCAGTTGTGCGCTTGCGTTTAACATCGGAGTAAGGGTTTTAACTAATGCGTCAGCTTCGCGCGCAAACTTTTCAGCAGAATAACACTTTTTGTCATTCCCTGATTGATCTGTCGCCCAAAGGAAAGCATCTCGCGCAAAATCACTAGGCAATCCATACATGATATTTTGATACAGTATAGGCATGTTTTTGCTTGTCATAATCTCGGTTCCTTTGGTTGTGGTTGCCTTGTCACATTGCTACGGTATGCGACAAGGCGGGTCAAGTGTTAAATTTAAGATATAGAAATCCAATCTTCCAAAGCCCGCCATGCGCCTTCCCAACCAAGCGCAACACACGCAAAAGCGCCAGCACTTGCAGCGGCTTCAAGATATTCAATCTGCCCATCCTGCCATTTGCATTGTGTGTGGTCCTGACGCTTCAACTCGCAAACAAACGACATTCGCGCGGGTATAATGATGTCACTTGCGCCCGGCGTCATGCCTTCCGCCTTGTGCTTCGATAGCGCGCGGAATTGCCCGCCCTTCAATAACGCCTCATTGCGCGGATGCAGCGCAAGCCTGCCCCATGTATCAGGATATTCGCGGCGCAGCTTTGCGAAGAACGTCACTTGTTCAAGGCTTTCAATCGGACACTTGCCCCGAAATGATGCATCACCATAGGCCAAAACACCTTTCGGTAGGTCTGTCAGTTTCATTTTATCATCCCATCTGGCTCGGTATCTTCTGGCCTATCATATGCCGCGATGCGGTAAAACCCGCTAGCCTCTTTTTTGTAAGTGATGGTTTTTGGTGGGTCGTGATCCAACTCGCCGCCCGTTGCTTGACACCATGCATCATAATCACGCATTGCCTGATTGTGCTTGCCCTCTGGCATAACCCACGTTGTAAACTGGCGATATGGCGTCACAAATCCAATGCGGATCGTCTTATTGCCGCTTTGTGACACACCGACATTGCACGTCATTGATATGACCTTATCAGTCTGCAATCTGTAAGGGTCACGCTTTAAGGCTTTGAACTCCATCACCAGCTTTTCGTTAGGGTCCACAATCTCTGCCTTGCATTCGCTGCAATACCTTGCCGCGATGTCGTTAGGATGCCAGCACTCCGGGCATTCCTTGCTTGTCCACCGATACCCGCATCGCTCATATTGCCCCTGTGGACCTGTCTGCAAGTAGTTGACACAACGCCGCCCATGATGCCCCGAAACAGGGCCATAGTCCGTCATCACCCGCTGGCCTGTTAGGTCCAGAATATAGCCCGCGTCGTCGCGTTCATATTGCAGATACTGGATGTTTGCGCTAAACTCATTTTCAAAACCGCAATCAGGGCAACACGCAGTTACGCCGCCGCCTTCACTGTCGCCGCCCTTCTTGGTTTTGATAACGGGCGCAAACAAATCACCATCCGGGCAGTGGTCATCAAGGTTGGTGGTGTAATCCAACACAAGACAATCAATCTTGCCATCATCCAGCCGCAACCCGCGCCCGATGATCTGCTGTAATAGACCCACGCTTTCCGTCTTGCGCAGGATTGCAATCAAGTCCACATGCGGCGCGTCGAAGCCAGTTGTTAGAACTGACACGTTGACTAGATATTTGATGCGCTGTTCCTTAAACCGTCGCAGGATCGTTGCACGCTCTCTCTTTGGCGTTTCCCCGGTCACGATCTGCGATAATTCAGGCGGCAAAGATGCCATGATTTCTTGCGCGTGCTTTACCGTCGCGGCAAAAAACATCACGCCCTTGCGGTCGCGGGCCTTTGACACAACATCAGCAACGATTGCAGCGGTCTTGCGACCGTGGCCGTGGTACGCCTGATCTATGGCGGCAGCGTCAAACTTGCCCGCACGGTTGGGGACTAGCTTGCTGGTGTCGTATCCCTCGGCATTGATTGACCCGATCACAGGCGGCGTTAGATAGCCTTGATCAATCAGGAAACGCGCATCAATCCGCACAAGGCACTTCATGAAATACGGATCGCGGCTTGTGTCCTCGCTGTTCACCTTTCCGTCCGGCCACTGGCGAAAGATATACCCCGCACCTAAGCGATAGGGCGTAGCTGTGAGGCCCAGCACGCGCAAGTTGGGGTTGGCCTCACGCATGGCGTCAATGATGCCTTTAAGCGTTGGCGTGATGCCGTGGCATTCATCGACAATGACAAGCGCATAGCCCGCGCTGCCCTGCTTTTGAAATGATGATATGCGGTTCTTGACCGTCAGTGGTGAACCAAAGACAACAGGATGCCTCAAATCCTTGCCGCCTGCCGACGCGCTAAACATGCTGGCCTTATATCCTGCCTCTAAATACTTGGCGCGGTTCTGCGTGACCAGTTCAGCAGACGGGGCTAGGCACAACACCCGCTTGCCTGTCTTGTCGTGGATCGTCCGCGCAATGGCCGCAATGACGTGTGACTTGCCCGCCCCTGTCGCAAGGTCCAATAGCGCCGGGTCAATACTGCCCCGCATCCAGTCAATCGCGGCGTCATGGCTTTCTTGTTGGTATGGTCTAAGGGTCATATGTCAAAACTCCCGTTATTTGCTTCTTTTTGCGCGTCACTCCTTGCTTTAATGGCGTCATATATATTTGGATAGAGGCCTAAGTAAGTTCTTTTCCCATTAAGATCTATTGAAGACCGCCACATTTGATGCAGGGACGACCAATAAACTCCCTTCTGCTTGCTTCTGCTATTTGATTTTACCTTAGCATTAATGCCTATAAGAGTTTTCGTTGATGCTGATAGGTTTTCTATTCTGTCATCCGAAGAATTCCCATTTATATGGGTTATTATTTCTACATCATCACGACCATGCATGGCCCATACAATTCTATGTTTGTAGTACATTACCTTATTTACAGAACCAGTTTTGTACCCCCTATTGTTAGGTTTTGTGAAGGCTTCAGTTCCCGCAAATCTTGCATTCCATATATTGCAGTTTCCCTCTGCTGTTCTAAATCCATCTTCAAACATATCTGGCGTTCTTTCGCGCCAAAACAGATTACCATCTTTATGGTCATAGCGAAGTAGTTTATGCAATACTTCTTGGCTTGGTAGTTTTTTAATCATCACCAAAGCTCCTGTTGGTCTTGGTTCCGTTTCTTTTCAGCGCGTGTAAAGTCTGCCCGCCTAAGCTGCACAAAATTCACAACGTGATGAAACCGCGATGGGTTTACCGTTTGCAATTTCATCACGGCCTTTTCAGTCTCTTGGCATAGCGCCACAACGCCCGCATCATCACGACACGCCGCAAGCCTATCAATAAGGCCGTTGGCGTAGTCGTTTGATTTGCGGATTGTTTCGGTATCTATCGCAACCCCCATGACGCCGACGCCTTACCCCTAAACTGTTCCAAGTCAGC